ACAGGAGATGTTTCCTTGGTGCATGGGCTGGCGTCTGTCAGTCGCATCTCTGCGTCTCTCTCTGCTCTCGTCCCTCGTCTGTCCTCATCTCGCCTTCAATCGTGCGCGCTCAGTGCCCTTAGGTGCCCGTCAACCCAGCCAATTTTGTCACACAGGGTGCACGACCCCGAAGAGGTGTAGCGTGGCGCGTAGTGACCGTTGCGGCAGGGCGTGCCCGTGTCATACCGCTTTGCCCCTAGGCTTGCTGCCTCGGCTTGCATGCGGGCGTTTTGGGTGCGGCGTGTAGCCCTAAAGTCGATGTCCGCCGATGCATGCGCCTGCTTTGCCTCACGGGTGCGGCGCTTTGCTGCCTCCAGTTCGGTGCGGGCGTCTTGCTCTTCTAGCTCACGTTGCCTAACTAACGCCCCTAGCGCTTCTTTGGTTGCCTCTTGCTCAATGTGCGCGTCAATATCCGCATACTTAGTACTAACCGCTGCCTGCGTGCTTTCGTTCATACTTAGCTCCTTTGCCTATATTATAGCGCTTCATTAAGTGACCCAGCGTCACCCCACCAAAACAGTTTTAAGTGGTTTTAAGAGGTTTAGGCATTTGCTTAGTTTAACCCCCTAAAGCTAAAGGAGCCATAGCAAAGGGCAGCGCAAAACTAAGCAAACACTTAAACCACTTAAAACCACTTAAAGAGTTTTTGAGCCATACTCTGCTTGCTTTTCTTTATCTTTTAAGATATTTAAGTGATATTTAAAAAGAAACTGATAACTACAAACCATATAACAAATAGATATTAAACCTTTCGGCTTCATCTCTGGGTCTAAAGTTAGCCCTAAACTTGCCAAACGTGCGCAACTTTATAGGCTAACCAAAAACCACTTAAACCTCTTAAACCACTTAAACACCCAGCACCCAACACCACCAACAGTTAATAATCCTCGCCTGCTGTAGCGGGTTTAGCGCCTAAAAACTCAGGGTTGTAACCCGCATCATGTTTCCAAGCGGGCGCGGTGCTAGATTTAAAAGTAAAGGTTATATATTTTGAAGACGCACGGGTGACTAAAATTTCAAAGGGTAAATAGCAGCTGGGGTGCTGTTTTATTTCAAGCATATCTTTTATAGTCATATTAAAAGCGCAACCCGCGTGCTTTAGCAAATTATTTGCTATGGTGCTTATAAAGCTGGGGTCGGGGTTACGCGTTATGGTTACAACCGCACTGCCGTCCGCGTTATAAATAACTGGGTGCATCAGGGTGTCAAAACCGTGCCGTGCTTTTCTAGCTTCACGGTGTGCTAAAAAGTTTGCGTTATACATTTTGTTGTCCTTTAATTAAGGGGTTTAGTTTTTTCCACAGGGCGCTAAATTCAGCTTCAGCTTCGGGGCTAAACCCCTTATTTAAATCTAAAAAGGTGTATAGCATTTCAGCTAACATCTTTTGCTGCATATCGGTTAGGGGTTCAATATTCATTTGCTTAGCTCCGTTTGTTAAGTTATGCTTTTATTATAGCGTTAACTAAGCGTTTCAGCGGTTTTTGGGTCATTGTATTTAACTATCAGCGTTGCTTAGTTAATAGCTAACTAAAGTTTATATCTAATTAAGCCTTTGGTTTTAAGTTTTGCGGGCTTAGTTAACCCTTGTATATTAAGATATTGGGGGCACGTAGAGGGCACGATCGCGGGGCTGCTAATGCTATCGCCCAGGGCAAAAAACACCCACCTTGTAGCAATTAGCTCATAAAACTAAACCTTTCGTTGGCTAGGGTTTAAAGTTTAAAATACTTAGTTAAAACAACCCTAAACCTTAGTTACGCGCTATAATAAAGGCATAGCAACTAACTAAGGAACTAAAAATGACCCACCCAACTATAACCCGCGCTTTTCTGCAAAGCCTAAGATTTAAGGTAATGCCTGAGCGCGAGCGCCAAGGTTTTGCGGGCTGCAGCAGCCCCGTGCCCCTTATTGCTGAATACGGTGATAAATACATTGTGGTTATTGACGGCGATTATTGTGAAATAGTTGATGCTGAAACCATAACGCAAGTAGACATTTGCCAAAGTATTACAAATTTAAGTGTAACTGAAGAGGCTTAAATAGCCGAAACCCCGCAAGGGGTCTTACACATAACCTAATAACTGGAGTAAATTATGAACCAAGAACGGCGCGCAAAGATTGAGGCTTTAGTCGACCAAGTACAAACCGCTGCAAGTGCAATGCGTGATTTTTACAATGAATTGGAAGGGCTTAAAGACGAGGAGCAAGAGGCGTTTGACAATATGCCCGAGGGTTTGCAGCAATCCGACCGTGGCCAGCAAATGGAAGCCATTGCACAAGCGCTTGACCAAGCCCTTAGCACCCTAGACGACGCCATTAACGACGCGGAGGGCGCGGCAAGCGACGTAGAAAACGCATTAGAGGGTTAACACTAATAACTAAGTACAACTGATGAGGCTTAAAATAGCCGAAACCCTAGGGATAGGGTCTTGTACAATATAACTAAGGAACTGGAAATGAAAACTGAAAATTTTGTTATTGACCCCGCGCTGAAACGCGCACAGGTAGCCATAACCCTTGTAAGCATGATATATAACCGCGCTAACCACTTTATTGAAGTAGGGGAAGACGCATTAGCTAAATTCACCCGCGACCTGAACGGTGAACACCCCGCTTATGCTTTTGAATGGAGTCACAACGTAATGCAATCCACCGCGTTGATGGACGCGTCCAAGTACATTAAAAGAGCTATGGACAACACCACCAGCGGCACTAACCCTATAATTTGGGCGTTGCGCGATGAAATGCAATCCATGGTTAGTTCTAAGGCGCGTCGCCCGTCTTTTTCAACTTCGCCTACTTCCAATTTAATGAATCAGTTCACGGCTTCAGCTTGCGCTGAATGGTTAGCAATCCTAAATCAAGCGGTAATCACTTTGGAAGCGTACGGGCTAAAGGTTAGCCCCGAAAAAAGTACAACTGACGAGGCTTAATTAGCCGAAACCCGCGTGAGCGGGTCTTGTACAACTTTATAACTAAGGAACTAAAAATGGGAACGATTATATTTAAACCAGTGGACAGCGACGCGACCACGGGCACAAGTTTAGTAGGCGAAATCCACACGACTTTTGACACGCTTGCAAAGATTTTTGGAGCCCCTAACCTTAGCCCTGAGGGTGACAAAACCCGTGCGGTGTGGCGCTTACAGTTTAGTTGCGGCACGGTTGCCACAATTTATGATTGGAAAAACGACACCCTGCCCCGTGGTCCTTATTTGTGGCACGTTGGCGGCAAAAACCACCACGCTTTAGCCTTAGTAGCAAAATGCCTCGTACCTGACCAGCATGTGGTGCCCCAAAATATTAAAGCGATTGCCTAACCATGTTTGAATTGCAAATTAACAACCACAAAATTGGGGTGTTTAAAACCCTAAAAGCCGCAAGAGCGTACGAGCCCGATTGGGTTGACGCAATGGCAGCGGGCATCGACACCAACACAGGTAATTACATGCGCATTATCAAGAAATTGAGCCAATTTAGTCCTCCCAAACAGCCCAAAAAAATTGAGGTTCAAAATGAAATCTTATGAGCACTTAGTCTCCTACGCGCTTGAGCGCGGAATCACAATCAGTGTTTATGACGGCGAAGATTGGCCAGTGATGAAGTCAGATGACAAAGGCTTGATCATTGACCATATTGAGTCGGTTGAAGAGGCAAGCATCAACTTGTACCAAGGTGACAAGAACGTCGGCTGGGCTTTAATTATCCCGTTTGGATTAGAGGATGACGAGACCGTGGCTGACTTTACGACGACCGAGTTTATGCTCGGCTGGGATGAAGCGTATACTGGAAAGCGATTTTAGTTATAATTTAAACCCTAGATCTGGAAAACTGCAAAATGAAATTTACAAAAGCAATCGACATTTGGGCACTGAACCCAAAGCAAATCGCCTCCCTTCAGCCAGGACAATGGGTCTATGCCAAGTACCCTACTGACAAGGGTCGTTACTTCGGCGTCAAGCCTTCGGGCTCTGTCGTTGTAGCTTGGTACGGCAACACCCGCAAAGGCGCTCGTCGCTCTTACTACCGCACCCTGCGCGACTACGCTCTAGGTATTTGATATGGAGTTACGTCCCTATCAACGGGAAGCAGTAACTGCCTCCGTCGCTGCGCTCAAGCTGGGTTTAAACCCTGCTATTCAGCTCCCTACAGGAGCGGGTAAGTCCCTGATCATCGCCCATTTAGCCTCTAAGTTTGCTGCTAAGGGTGGGCGCATGATAGTACTCACACACGTAAAAGAGCTTGTTGAGCAAAACGAAAGCACCCTAAAGCGCTACAGCCCAAGCACTAAAACAGGCGTGTGCTGCGCGGGTTTAGACCGCGATGAGGCTGACGAGCTTGTAGTGTTTGCCTCAATACAGTCCGTGTTTAAGCGAGGCAAAGAGTTTAAAAATTTAGGGTTAAACATCGTTGTAATTGACGAGGCTCACATGGTCCCCCCTGACGGTGAGGGGCTGATGTACAAGCGATTTTTAGAGGACGCCAATGTGCGCAAGCTGGGGCTCAGTGCTACGCCATGGCGCTTGGATGGAGGCGCGATTTATGGTGAGGATAAACCCTTTGACGTGTTAGCCTACCAGCTGCCCCCTTCAGACCTCGTTGAGCAGGGCTACCTGTCGCCCCTGAAGGGCGTCGAGACCGAGTGGCAAATGGAAACCAAGGGGTTAGTTAAGGTTGCAGGCGATTACGTGATGTCCAAGGTCGGTGAGCGCCTCACGTCGGATGACTGGCTCGCTTCTGCTATTAAAAACTCGCTCCCGCTGCTTAAAGGACGCAAACACGTCTTAGTGTTTTGCCCCACTGTGGCAACTGCTAGGGCTACGGCTACAATGCTAGAGTCCAAGGGCGAGACCTCGGGCTTCGTTTGCGCTGATAGTAAAGACCGCGACGAGCAGCTTAGTACTTGGAAAGCAGGCGAGACCCGCTTTATGTGCAACGTCGATATCCTCACTACGGGTTTTGACTTTCCCGCACTAGACGCTATCGTTTGCTTACGCCCAACCACCTCTAGCTCGCTTTGGGTACAGATGCTTGGACGCGGTATGCGTCTAGCTGCAGGCAAAACCGACTGCCTTATACTTGACTATGTTGGCAACCTAGTCCGTCTGGGCGGCGTGGGCACAATGGAGTCGTGGTCCAAAGAAAAGCAGGGCAAGCTAGAGGCGGTTGACCCTAGAGAAATAAAAGACCGCAAGGCACCCCAAAAAGGTCCGCGCGAGGTAGCCCTGCAAGCCATTGACCCGATGCTAGACCGCGCACAGGGTATGATCGTTCATGTTAAAAAGTGCTCTTTTGTTGTGCGTCCTTCGGGTCGTCAACCAGGCAAAAGCATTCTTATGTCGGTCTATGACTGCGAGAGCGATCAGGGTATTAGCATAGACGTGACGCAGTTTGTTTGCGTCGAGTATGAGGGTGGTGCAAGGTGGCACGCTGAACAATGGGCAAAGCGAAGAGGTTATACTAATGGTCCTGCGTTTCCAATAGATGCCCACAAGGCTCGTGTGGAATGTTATGCACTGCCAATACCAAGACGGCTCCAAGTGCGTAGGGAGCACGGGCATATGAACGTGTTAAAAGAATTCTTCTAACTGGAGCCCAACCTTTGTCAACTGCAAATCTAGAAGACGCTCGTGCTCATTCCGAGTCAATCAAAAAAGCATATGAAACATACACAGCTAGAGGATGGAAATGCCTCCCCATTGAAAGCAAGAGCAAAGTCATTAGACGCACTGCTTGGCAGACTGCTGAGTTTGGGATTGAAGAGTTCAAAGGTACTGCTAATATCGGTGTGCAACTTGGTGCTGTGTCTGGTAATCTTATTGACATTGACCTCGATCATCCAGTTGCTCGAAAAATTGCAGGTTGGTTTTTACCTCCAACAAGCTGGCGCTTTGGTAGAGTGTATGCAGGCGAGGGAGACTCGGTGCTTGCCTCCCACTTCCTCTACCACATCGAAGGAAGCACCAAGTCAAGCGCCGAATGGAGACTCTCCAAAAAAGAAACAGCAGGCGCGATTGTCAAGTGTATTGAGTACCGTGGTGAAGATAGTCAAACAGTGTTTCCACCCTCGGTACATGAGCACACGGTACAATGGATTGATTGCACAGGTGACCCACCCCTAGTCACCGAAGAGGAGCTGAAGCTGGCGCTTGGCGTCATAATGACCGTCATCTGGGTCAAATACTCAATAGCACCAGGCATCAGGCACGACTCTATACTCCGCGTTATAGGAGGGTTTGCTAAGGCTGGTGTGCCAATAGATATGACGCGCAAGGCGGTAAAGGCTATTGCTTACCTTATTGATGATGACGAGGATAGGCAAGGCGACGTTGATGATACTTACAAGAAGCTAGCAGATGGTAAAACTATTGCGGGCTTCGCGTCTTTAGACGCTTTCGGTTGGGAAACGGATCGCGTTAAGAAGTGGCTCCCGTCAAAGATGAGCGAGTCTGGCAAGGTAGCCAAAGAAGGTAAACCTAAGATCAATTTGTCACGCATATCCATGGAGGATGCTGTAAATGAAGCTGTTAAGATCATTGCTGCTGTACCTGATGATGAAAAGACCCTTTTTAGCTATGGAGGAGCCCCAGTGGTTGTACTTCGTCGCAGCACTCAGGGTTATAGCGATACTGTCCTGTTACGTCCTGGGGTGGACGCTTTTGCTCACCATCTTGAAGGCCATGTTCAGTTTGTAAAGATGGACGGCAAGGAGAAGGTTGATGTGCTGGTCGAGGCTGATCACCGTCTTGTCAGGCGCATGATGGATCCTTCTATTAACTGGGGTATGCCAAAGATTGGCGGTGTTATCATGTACCCGCTGGTTAGCAGGACTGGAGAGCTGATAAACAAAGAGGGTTTTCATCGCGAAACATCGCTGTACATAGGTGAGGGGTTAGGTATAACAAAGGCTGAAATTGAGAGCCTGACCGTGCCTCAAGCTCTAGCGATCATACAAGACTTGTACTCGGACTTTCCATTTCATTCAGATCAAATCGGTTTATCCTTGTCGGTTACCTGCCTGTTATCAGCGTTTGCCCGCAAGGTTATAGACAAGGCTCCTGCTTTTATCGTTACATCGCCCTACCCTGCAGACGGTAAAACGATTTGGTCCTATATACCGCAGGTAGCTTTAACCAAAGAGCCATCCAATTACAGTTTGTCAGGTAATGAGGAGGAGCAGATTAAACAGCTTACCTCCTATTTCCTAGAAGACCCTGACCTTATGGTGTTTGATAACCAGAACGGTCGCTTCCACAGCCAAGCCCTAACCGAGCTGCTTACGTCAGGTAAGTTTAAAGCTCGACTGTTAGGCAAAAACGATACAGTTCAGTTTACTCCTAAGACCTCGATTATCGTGAACGGCATCAACGTACGCCCAAGCGAGGAAATAATGACGCGAGCTATCGTCGTTGAGTTTGACCGCCGCACCAAGGACGACTTTAAGCACCCGCAAATATTAGAGCACGTGCTAGCACACCGCCGCACTATTATTAAAGCGTGTTTACGCCTGCTACAAAATGGCGTAACCTGCACTACCTTACCCGTGTTTAAACCATCTCGTTTTTATGAGTGGGATCAGTTTGTGCGTCGCGCAGTGTTAGCTGCTGGGTTAATTGATCCGATGCGCGAGGATTTGAGGTCGCGAGTGATGGACGAGGAAATGAGCGTGAAGGACGAGTTTGTGAGCTGGTTGTTCAAGCAGTTCCCTCCTGGCTCTAAGTTCACCTCACACACGGTGCAGGATAAGATCGGGCTTGACCGCAACTTAGAGGCTATCGTTCTCTCACTCGGTCGCATGCGCTCTATGTCTAGCGTCGCTATCGGTCGTGCGGTAGGTAACTTGCGCGGCGCTGAATGGGAGGGTTACCGCCTCACATGGCGTGCAGGCTACGGTAATCGTTATGAGGGTGAATTCAAAACGAAAGGGGACAAGTGATGCAGTATTGGGATGTAGTTGTCACGGTCAGCTTCATGCTGTTCGGTATGTTTGTTACGATTCTTGCAGGTTCGATACTGCTGTGGGGTTTGTACATAATCGGAGAGAAAAAGTACGGAAAAGGAAAACCGAAGTGAAGTGCTCCAGCTGTCAAGGCGACCAGCTCGCCGTGGTTGAAACGACAAAGCATGAAGGTGCGGTGTACCGCTGGCGCTACTGCAAGCTGTGCTTCCATCGGTTTAAGACTAAGGAAGAGGTTTTTACAGGACCTATACCGCAAGTAAAGCGACCTAGGTTGACTACACCTACAAACAAAAAAGTACAAAATTCTTACAGTTCAAACGCACTTCAAAGTGTGTGGAAGGTTTAAGACGTGGCGGCGCATCGTCAATTACAACGTCTTGATGCAGCGATGGGGTTCGGGGAATTTTGCAGTTGCCAGACGTCCTCATATGCTGTTATTTTGCCCTCAGAATGCCGCTCTGGGGGTCTTTTTTCTACGGTGGCTAGGGTGTTAGCAGTGCTTAGATCGTTTGTCTATGAAGGCATCTTAAATCCTAAAACGCAAGGCTTAGTTTTATCACCTAATCCTAAAACCCAAGTTTTAAGGGTTAAACCCTATAAAATACTTCTAAATTTTTAAGTGGTTGCTTAGATTTACGTTATAATTAACTCATACTATAACTGGAGAACTTTATGTACGAATTTAAATTTACACCTGACTACTGGCAAGACGAGTGGGACTTAGAAGCCGACGTAACTTTTATCGTTGAATTTGATTGGGAGGAAGGCGACGATAGCGTCGGCGTAGACGAGTCATTCCCTTGGTCAGTTACAATGAATGGTGTCGACATCACCGACTCTTTGAACGACCTTAACTGCAAACAAGTTGAGAAAGAAATACAAAACCACGTGCAAGAAATGGTGGATAACGATTTTGACGACAGCGTAAGCGAAACTCAAGAGTGGCACGACTTTAACCCTGACTGTTAAGGAGACATCATGAACTATGGTCCTTTCAATAATACTCGCGGTGAGATGATATCCCGCGTCGTTTTTCTAGTTGCTATTATCGTCGTGTTGCTAGACGTGCTGGTGTGGCGTGTTGTTGATAGTTTAAAGTAACTATCAGCTGTGCAAACTAGATATAAAAATACAATAACCCATTACTTAGATTTGAGGTTATAATTAGCTCAATGCTGCTAAAGCATTACACCATAACTTTTTAACTGGAGAACTGCAATGACTGACTATACAAAACTCACTACCGAAGAACGCGTCGATTTGCTGGGTGAGCTTAAAGCTCAAATCGCTTCCCTTGAGGCTAAAGAAGATCAGCTCAAAAAGCTGTTAGTTGAGGATATCGGCGTCGGCGCTCACGAAGGCTCTCTGTTTCGCGTTTCAGTTTCAGTCAGTACCCGCGAAACTTTAGACATGGAAGCTGTGCGCAATCATTTGTCACCTCAGTTCATCCGCGCCCACACCACTGTTAAAGAAGTTACCACAGTTCGTTGCGGCGCTCGCAAAGCAACGTGAATATTTTTTACCTTCATCACGCTGCCCCGCTCGCTGCTAGAATGCATTGCGACGTTCACGTTGTCAAAATGATTTTAGAAACTGCTCAAATACTATGCACGGCGCATCACCTGCATGGTAACGGCGAAGCTGTACCGTACAAGCCCACCCACCAGCATCACCCTTCAGTCAAGTGGGCTGCTGAGTCTAAAGTTCAGTACGATTGGCTACAGCAGCTGGGTGTTTACCTTTGCTATGAGTACGCTCTGCGCTATGGTCCTCGTCGCCATGCTTGCGAAGTTCATATTCTAGGGGCTCTGCGTCGCCCTCCCCCTACGCTACTAAATCAGCGTGCTTACATTTGGGCTGAGCCTCCACAGGCTATGCCTGACGAGTGCAAGGTGGAAGGTGATGCGGTCACGGCGTACCGTAACTACTATAAAAAATACAAGTCAGGCTTCGCTAAGTGGAAGCTGGGCGCTGTGCCCGCTTTTATGACAATCGCTTACAACGAATATGCCGAGGTTGCTTAATGCGGTTACGCCATGTTAGCTATAAAGGTGTGCAGTTTTATGTTCCAGACGATGAGATGCCTGAGGATGTAATTGCAGCTGACGCTAGTATGCAATATCGGTTTAACGACTCGCTTAAAGCTGCTCTCACTTACGCTGAGCAAATTTGGTGGGTAAACCGTAGCGTGCAAGACAACTTGCTTCGCGTGCTCGAGGTGTTTTGCGGCTTCGGCATGAGCACTGCTACAATTGACTCTTTTCGCATAATAGAACACGTAGCTTTTGATATAAATTTAGGTTGCGTTACAGCCTTCAAGCACCTACGCCCCGAGGCTAAAGTGTTTGAGGGCGACTCGTACTACATGACTCCGCTCGCTGTTGAGTTTCAGCAGTTTGATTATGTGTTGCTCGAATATAACGCAATGACGACGTATAAAGCGATGCGCGAGCCGCAAGAGCGTGCTTTGATGGATGCGGTGTTTAACTCACGGGCTCGCCACATCGTGTTTGTCGATAGCGCGAGGGTAAAAGAGCACCTACATTACCAGACGTACTCGAAGTTTTTTGGCGTGTCGGTTACCAGCTCAGGTGATTACTTGCAAGCAGTTGATAGGCATTTCCGCGCTGCTTATGGCTACCACATTAAGTCTTGCGCGCACGACGGTGTAAATTACACGATGCTGCTAGAGTGTAGCTCAGCACCTGTGGATTCGTTTGACATAGTCGATACGCGTGAGTTTGTTGATCTAAAATTTTTTAAAGACCTAGGATACATCGATGTTGAAGTATAACCCTGACATTTCTTGGCAAGACCTTGCCGCGCAATTTATCGACACTGGAGAGCTAGACCCAGTGTACGTTGCGCTGCATCGTTGCAACATGCCCGAAGATATGCTTATGCGTTGGTGCGCAGCTTTTGTTACGTATTATCATATGGGCACCGCCTGTAAAATGTGTGAGTACAAGGGTAACAAGTTTTGGTATGAGCTGTTGATGGCTTATGACACCGCGCCAAGGGCGACTGAGCGTAGGCACTTCCGTGGTGAGGCTGGACGTAAAGCGTTACAACGATGGTGGCTAGATTACAGCGAGCCTGAGAAGTTTTTTGCGGCTTGTATGCAGCCTTCGTTCATGAAGCTGTTGAACAAAAATATACCTCAGGTCGGCACCTACTTTACTTGGAAGTGCATGGATTTGCGCGAGGCAGTATTTGGGTATGATGTTGATTGGACGGGCTCGGAAAAGCACCTTGTTACTTCCCCTAAACAGGGTATGCAGATAATATTTCCAGAGCTAGCAGAGCAACCAAACCCCGACTACGCCGAAGCATTGCACCGCGTGGTTGACGGTATTAAACACCTGAAAGCTCCCCCCCGCAGAGTGCGTAGCTGCGGTATAGCAGAGGCTGAGACAGTTTGTTGCGGGGCTAAACAGTATTACAAAAACAAAACTGCTGTAGGTCATGATATTCTTCAGAAACGTGCTGCGTTGCAAGGCTATGGCGACATCGCTGAGCATATCTTGTCTTTTATGCCTGAAGAACCTTTTGATATCGAGATCGTGTCATGAATCACATCATCAATATTCGCGGCACCAACGGCTCTGGCAAGACCACTGCAGTTCGTTCAATTATGAATTACTTAAAGCATTACAAAAACACAGAAACCTCCAATGGCGTTTTCTTGCATGTGTATCATACTCCTTTGGGTGAACCTGTAGCTTTTGTTGGTAAGTATGAGGGCGCTGTTAGTGGGGGTGTTGATCGTGTGAAGCACGTTCGTGACGTTGTTCCTGCTTGCGCTGAGGTTATCCCCTTCGGCCATATCGTCATGGAGGGGCTGCTTATGTCGGGGCTGCAACAGCTCACCAAAGATATCGCTGATGCGTGCACAGGTTACGGTGATTTTCATGCGTTGACTTTGGACACTCCAAGAGCGCAGTGTGTAGCTCAAACTGTTAATCGCCGTGCGCTTGCAGGTAACGACAAACCTTTTGACCCGACTAAGTCGCTGATACCAAAGTACCGCGCAGTTGAGCTGGCTCACATGAAAATGCAAAGCTGGGGTATGGATGCTAGAGTGGTGTCGCAGCGTGACGCGGTATCGCTTGCTTTAGGGTTTCTAGGGGTTAACGTAACACCTCAGAACGTTAAAATTTAAACTTAGATAACGGAGCGATTATGTCAAACACAGTAATTTCTATACGGGGCTCTAATGGTGCAGGGAAGACATGGGTAGCGCGTAAAGTGATGGATAGAGCCGAGGGTGATTTTATGAAAAAGGTCACTCTAAAGAACGGAGTGCTGGTCAATGTTTACAAGAATTTTGTGATCATAGGTTCATACGATCGGGCGTGCGGTGGTTGTGATACGGTCAAGACCCCGCAGCTTGTTTGGGACGCGGTTGTTGATTGCGCAAGCCACTCTAACGTAATTTATGAGGGTGTAATTGTAGGCAACGTCTATGAGCCTACGATTATACTAAACGAGCGACTCAAAGCGATTGATGCCCGCCTTGTGCCCATATGCCTTAACACCCCATTTGATCAGTGTGTTGCCAATGTAAACGCTAGACGCGCAGTTGATGGTAAGCCTCCAATTGAAAAAACTGACAACATCTTGACAAATGATAAGAAGAATATCTCATCAGCAAGAAAGCTTCATAATGCGGGTTTTAACCCTCACTGGGTCAGCTCTGAAGAGGCTGTGGAAGTTATTTGTAAGGAGTTGGGCTATGCTTGATAATATGGCAGGACTGCCCAACCCGCTACTGTTGACCAAGTTGGCTTATTTCGTTGACGAGCGTGAGCATGTAAGGCGCGAGCGTGAGGCTGGGGCTCCTAGACCTTGGACTGAGGATAAGATCCTTGACACCTATCGTTTTTGCAACGTACGCCGCCGTGACGATCGCGTATCGGCTTGGATTATCAAGAATATCATCGAGCCGTACAAATACAACTCGCACCTATGGTTCATGCTATGCTGCGCTCGTTGGATAAACTGGCCACCCACATTGCAGGCGCTGATGGAAGCGGGTCTTTGGCCAGCTGATGATTTTGACGCCGAAGCCTTTGGTGATTTTATCGACAATCGTGTAGCCTCAAAACAGAAAAGCTGGACGGGTGCGTACCTGATCACTGCTAGGCAGCTACCTGAGGGCATGGGCAAAGGTCGTTGGATAGCCCAAAACATGCTTGAACCATTGACGCAAAAGTACGTTTGGCTTGAGGATTTCTTTTTGCAAGACGGGTTGACTGTAGAAAAGTCTATAGATGCTTTCAAAGGAGCGTACGGTTTTGGCACTTTCATGACTGGTCAAGTCGTTGCTGACCTAACGTACAGCCCTGTTCTGCGTGACGCACCTGACCTGTACGCCTACGCTCCAATCGGTCCTGGCTCCACCCGAGGGCTGAATCGCCTCTTTGGTAGAAAACTAGAGGGTAAAATCAGTCAGGCGCAGTTCAATGACGAGCTTCAGTTTGTAGCGCAAGAGGTAGGCAAGTTGATAGATTTAGCTGAGCCGAAGCTTACGCTGCATGACTGGCAGAACTGTATGTGTGAGTACGATAAATACCTACGCACTGAGAACGGCTCAGGTCGCCCACGCTCAACCTATAAACCCGAAACAGCTTTTTGAGGAGACATCATGCATGTATTTAACGTAGACAATGTGAACGAGGCGTTTTCTCTTGAAGTGAACGCTATCAAGATAGAAGGTATACCTCGAGACTCTAGGAATGGTCCTGTGTTAGAGTTTTCAGGTCCCGTGGCGACCACCTACCGCAAACCGATGCAGCGGGTCTTGTTCAACAAGAAGCGTATGTGTAACCCTTTTTTCCATCACATGGAGGGGCTCTGGATCATTGGGGGTTACCGCGATGTCGAGTTTTTAGACTACTTCAATTCACAGATGAAGCAGTACAGCGATGATGGTGATACGTTCTGGGGCGCGTACGGCTGGCGCCTTCGTAGTCGCGGTCAAGATCAGATCAAACAGGCTATTGAGCTGTTGAAAAAGAACCCGAATGACCGCCGCATTGTGACAGCGATGTGGGACGCTGAGCTAGACCTTGGTAGGGATAAAAAAGATCACCCCTGCAATACGCATATTTATTGGAAAGTGCGTGACGGGGCGCTGTGCATGACCGTATGCTGCCGCTCTAACGACTTGCTTTATGGAAAGCTGGGCGCGAACGTGGTGCATTTCAGTATGCTGCAAGAGTACGTAGCCCACCTATCAGGCTACAAAGTCGGTCCTTACACTCAGATGTCAGACTCGTTGCACGTCTACACTGATCTGCCCGTGTGGGAGAACGTCAAGGGCACCTCGTACGTACCTGAGGACTACTACTCGACTGACTATGTTGAGCTGATCGTGAAGCCCTACCCGATGTTCACAGATTGTTCGCCTGAGGATTGGGAAATTGACCTGCTGGACTTTATGCTAGACCCGCAAACTGATCAGATATTCCGTACCCCCTACTTCCAAGACGTCGTTCAACCGATCAGCTTGGTTTGGTGGGAGCATAAGAAAACCCGCAACGGCTTACGCTACATCGACAGCATCAAAGCTACCGACTGGCGTAAGGCTTGCGAGAGTTGGTTGAAGGAGAAAGAGGCGTGATAGAGAAAATCAGAACTTTTCTTGGGCGACTCGTAGGTACTCACCCAAGTACAAGGACCGTGATAGTGCAAGGTTCTGCATGGGTCTGTACGGTATGCAAGCTGGTATTTTTAACTAAAGAAGCAGGAGATAAGCATGACTGTAAGGGATAACCTAGAGAAAGCGTTTCCAAATCCACACCTGCGGGACGGTTTGGGTGTGACGCTCGTTGATTACATTGCTGTAAGAGTGCTGTGCGAGTTCATCAAAAACAATGACACCACTTTTGAGGAAGACTGCGAAATGGCTTACGTCGTTGCAGATAAAATGATGAAGGAGCGTGATGCTAGATATCCTAACACTTGACTTTGAGACCTTCTACGATCCAAAGGAAAAGTACTCGCTGTCATCAAGCAACATGACGAGCACTGAGTATATCCGCGATCCTAGGTTTCAAGCTCTGTGTTGCGGCTTCAAGCTGAATAACGAGCCTGTCGTTATGGCTTGGGGCGATGATATTGGCAAGGCGTTCAAGTTTTACGGGTCTAAGGTTCGTGCTGTTGCTCACAATGCGCAGTTTGACGGCGCCATAGCTGCTCACCACTACGGTTGGCACCCTGACGAGTGGGTTGACACCATGGGCTTGGCTCGTGGTCAGCTTCGCCTCAAGTCCTACAGTCTAGGGTTTCTAGGCGAAGCTCTAGGCTTCGGTCCTAAACTCGATGGGCTCAGCGTATCCAAGGGAAAGCGCCTTGAGCAGCTGCAGGATTATGAAAAGACGATCCTAGGTGATTATTGCGTGCGTGATGTGGAGCTGTGCAATAAGATTTACTCTAAACTCATTTTCTGTTTCCCCACGTTTGAGCGTCTGCTTCTGCAGTGGTCTATCAATGCGGTCACGCAGCCTAGACTCGCGGTTGATGATAAAATGCTAGACCAGTACGTAATTGACCTGTTGATGAGCCGTGATAAGATGTTGCAGGATGCAGGCATAACGCGAGACGTTATCATGTCTAACCCTAAGATGGCTGATGCCTTGAGAGCCCTAGGTGTAGAGCCGCCGATGAAAATTAGTTCAAGAACTGGAAAGCCTACCTATGCATTTGCTAAAGATGATAAAGAAATTACGGACTTACTATCGTACCCTGACGTACGCGTTCAAACCCTTGTGGCTGCTAGGCTCAAGCTCAAGTCTACGATTGAAGAAACCCGCGCTAACCGCCTCAGCTCAATCGGAAAGTCAGGACTACTCCCCGTGCCCTTATTGTACTACGGGGCGCACACTGGTAGGTTTAGTGGAGGGGGCGGCATTAACCTGCAGAATCTCACACGCGGGTCGAAACTCCGTAAAGGTATTATCGCCCCCAAAGGAAAAGTCTTAGTCGTCGGTGATAGTTCACAGATCGAGGCGCGAGCTCTAGCTCTAGCTGCTGGTCAGGAGGACTTGGTTGATGTGTTTAAGCGAGGTCTAGACCCTTACTGCGACATGGCGTCTTTTATCTATGGTCGTGAGATTACGAAAGCTGATGAGGATGAACGCTGGCTGGGCAAAGTCACAGTGCTGGGTGCTGGTTACGGTATGTCAGCGAACACGTTTTTTGAATTCTTGCGTGCTCAGGGTAAGCCTCGCCCTGTAGATATGTGTCAGAAAGCCATAGCTGCTTACCGCAAAAAGAACCACGCTATCGTGCGCTTTTGGGACACTTGTGATAGAGCTTTGCATGCGATTTTTGATGGTAAAGAAGTTGAGTTGTCGCATAGCCTTAAAACTATAACAGGTCAGAATAAGATAAAGCTGCCTGTGGGTTTACCTCTTATTTATCCAGAGTTGAGTTACTCATCCTCAGAGCGCCGCTGGACATATGCATCTAGAAGCGAAGGTAGGTCAACTGTTTATGGGGGTTTGGTTACTGAAAATATCATTCAGTCAGTAGCACGCCACGTTGTCATGGAGCAGCTTCTCGTTGTCAACGAGACTTACCCTGTCGCTTTGACGGTGCATGATGAGTTGGTAGCTGTAGTTGATGAGCATGAGGGTCCTGCTGCTAGGGATTACATCGAGCAGGTGATGTGTACGCCCCCTAGGTGGTGGCCAGAGTTGCCTGTTAAAGCTGAGGTTAAATGGGGTAAAGTTTATGGAGAACTTAAATGAGCACTGTATGGTTGGTACATGTTGACAAGAGGCGCGACTACTCGGCTGCTAATGAGCACGGCGAGGTTAAAGAGATTTTTTCATCTATCGGCAGAGATTTTGACTCTGCTGCGGCTCTAGAGCATGCTAGGCGAGTGCTATCTGAGTACCGACCTGACGATTATATCGTCATGTCTGGTGACCCTACTCTATGCGGTATCTGTATAGCGGTTGCAGCTGAAAACTACGGTCTTTGCCAAGTCTTGCGCTGGGACAAGAATAAGTTAAAGTATGACAAAATAATTTTAAACTTTGACGCTTGACGTTAAGGTTTGAGGTTATAATAACGAAGCGGTGTAACTTTAATAGGAGAAAACTTTGAGTGATTGGAAAGAAACTTTGATAGTAGGCAAGCAACATCTACCTCCCCGTATTTGTATTTACGGTGGTCACGGTATTGGTAAGAGTACGATTGCTAGTCAGTTCCCTAACCCCATCTTTATTTCAACTGAAGATGGAATAGGCTCGCTTGACATCACATCGTTCCCTCGCGCTGAGACCGTGGATGATATAGCTCAAAGCATACGCAACTTGATCAAAGAGGATCATGGTTTTAGGACCGTGGTGCTCGATACAGTTGACTGGTTGGTTGAGCCTTTGATAACCTCTGACGTAGAGTCCAAGCACGACGCTAAAGACTTGTCCTACGGCAAAGGCGCAATGATGATCGCAGAGTCGTTTCGTGAGTTGCTTACGGGTTTTGACGTCCTGCGTAAGAAACGTGATATGAATATTGTCATCTTAGCTCATGCGGCTACGGTGAAGTATGAAGACCCTCGCTCTGAGCCCTACGACCGCTTTCAGCCCAAGCTGCCCAACCGATGCAACGCACTGTTGCAAGAGTGGACAGACGTGCTAGCGTTCGCAGGTTTTAGAGTGATTGTAAAGAAGTCCGATGCGGGCTTCGGTAACCAAGTATCGCGCGGTATCACCACTGGGGAGCGGTTGCTTCACATGGTTGAGAACCCTGCATACATAGCAAAG